GCCAAGGCCAGCCAGTGAAATCTGTCTTATCACTCACTGCGCCCGTCAGGGTCATTCGCACAGTTCGGTCATCACCTCGCCAGACTTAGCCCCTCAATGGCTTTCATCTGGCGCCGGTCGCCTCACTAGCGCAGCGGTTTGTTTCCTTCGGTTTACTGACCTCCCACCGATGGTGCCGGGAGTGACCTAACCGGTTTGGCCGGGTAGTCGTTCATGGCGCTGGTTGTTAAAGAGCGGCGGGTCTCAAGAGGCCCTGACCAACTTCGCTTGTGTTTCACTTGCAAGTCGGCTTGCATTAATAAAAGCATGCTTGCGATTTGAATGCAAGCAAGCTTGTATTTATTTTTTGTACTGTATGGATATACAGCGTCAACAAAGGAGGTGTTTCATGGCAAAGCAGGACAAGAAGAAGGAAGCAGGGCCGAAACCAATGACGGGAATGGAGCGGTTGTCGTTGCGGGTTTCATCAATGATTAACTACCCGACGTCGCAGCTGAATCGGACAGTGACGATTCACAGGCTGGACACTGACGGGGATAGGGAGTGGGACGAGCTGCTGACGGTTTTGTCGGATGCGGACGGTATCGACATGACCATTAACGACGAGGAAGAGTCGATCACTCTGGCATGGGAAGCGGCCAGCGACGATGATCGACCGGTCGAGGTAGATGATGTGGAGTTAGCTGAGGCGCCGGCGCCTTTCTGACAGGCACAAAAAAGCCCGCTAATCTGGCGGGCTATTTGATGAAAGCTTTCCAGCCTATCCAGCAGAAGAAGCCAAGTGCGATGACGACAGTCAGAACTTCCTCCGCCCTCGGCTTGGTTTTGTCCGAGAAGGCAGAAATTGCTGCCGTCGAAAGCACCAAAACAATACCTGCAATAAACATGATCCCGGATGACCGAATACCTATGAGGTACGCGCCGGATTCCAGGATCAACAACGCCAGACCGACTGCAAATATGATCGCGCAAGCCCTGCCTGTTTTGGTTTTTATGCCTTGCGAGCGTTCCATATGAGTAGCACCTTTGCGTGAATCGTCACATCCTCAATTCGCGCCTGCTGGTCCTTGTGCTTCTCGTTGTCCGAGATTAACCAGAAGTGATCTTCATCGAGAATCTGAAGACGTTTGATGTAAAGCAGGTTATGCCAGGTAACGACGTAGATTCCGTCCCCGACGAACTCATTCACACCCCTGTCTACGATCACCGGATCCTTGTCATTGATCGTGCCTTCCATGCTTTGTCCCCAGCCGGTAATCACCGCCAAGGCGTTGAGTGCCGTAAAGGTCACGCCTTTCTCGCGCAGCACATCCTCACGAACGATCAAGTTACGGATCGTCTCGTTGTATTCCGGAGACACCTGACCGTGACCCATTGCCGCCCGGATATCGTACTGAGGAATCAGCACCTCATCCGGGCGCGCTCGAAGGCCAGAGAAGTCGGCGGGGAGCACGTTGCCAGACTTTACCTCTGTGGCCGTCTCCTCAACCGCTTCGGCGATCTTCTGACGAGCGTCCTCCGAGAGGTTCTTTCCGTGTTTTGCCAGCATCTGCTGAACCAGGTCTGCTGCCGATTTGGTCGGCTCGACGGCAGGTTTGGCAGAAGCAGAGCGGCGGGGCGGTTCACCCTTTCCTGAAAGCAGCCAATCGACAGTCGTGTCGTAGCCCTCGGCGATCGCGCTCAAGTTCTCATTTTTAATGTTGCCAGTGTCGCCAGCAAACCACTGGCGAACAGCTTCATAGCTGACCCCGCAAGTGGTCGCTAAGTCACGCTTGAACCCGCGAGCGCCTACCTCGGGCTTTCGCGCAAGGACGAGCTTCGTAATTCGATCAGTAATTTTCATGCGAGCAATCTACAAGGAAGCTTGTCAAGCATGCTTGCCTTGCAAACACAAGCATGCTTGAATATGAATAAGCAAAAGGAGGTCGGCATGACCAAAACACAAGCGATCAAGCATTTCGGCTCTGTCTCAGCGCTCGCGAAGGCCCTCAGCGTCACCTACGAGGCCGTGCGCCAGTGGGAAGGGGTGCCCGAGTTGCGCCAGTACCAAATCGAGCGGATTACCCAGGGTGCGCTGAAGGCAGAGCTGAAAACACAAGCTGCGTAGTCATGCCGCCACCACCCATTAATTCCGTTTCATCACTTCATCAGCCACGAAGGAAACACCGCATGTACATGGACCCCAATCAAAAGCGCGCCATCCCGGTGAAGGTTCGTTTCGAACCAGTGCTGGATCGGATCCTGCGCAAAGCTGCCACCAAAACCCGCATGCAACACGCGACCTATCTGTACGAAATCATCGAGTGGGCCGTCGCGAACGGTGTGATCGAAGAGCTGATGCAGGACAAGCAAGAAGATATCGCGGGCTGAAGCCCCTTTGGAGGGCCGAATGACCATTGAGCTTGAACGACTGCCACCACCCACAAGGAAACGGGTGGAAGAGTTGATGAGCGCGAACGGCTGGGATCTCAGCCGGGCCATCAACGAAATCATGGAAGACAGCATCGCCAGGGGTGCGCTTTCAGAGGTTGGCCGCAAGAAGGCCACGGTACTGAAGTTGGTGACCCCAATGAGGGCCTCAGGCAGGGACTCTTGAGGGTAATCCAGAGGGCCTCTGCCAAATTCGAGACGAAAAAAAGCCGGGGTAGTGACCCGGCCTTTTGAACAACTTAGTGAGACCGATTATATGCAAATTCATGCACAAGGCAATACCCACCATCCCGCGCCACGAAATGCTAGCTATGAAAATGTGGCGCGCACGATGTCTTCTCAAGAAATCGCAGACCTCGTAGGTTCGCGTCACGACAGTGTGAAGCGAGCCATAGAAAGACTGGCTGCGAAAGGTGTAATCGATATCCCACCGTTGGTGGAAAAGCCCACCGGCGGCCGTCCAGTCGAGGAATACTTATTCTCAGGCGAGAAGGGAAAACGGGACAGTCTTGTGGTTGTTGCACAGTTGAGCCCCAAGTTCACCGGCGCGATTGTGGATCGATGGCAGGAACTGGAAGGCATGTCTGTCCAGCCTGTACAGCTTTCCACTCTGGAAATCCTGCAGATCGCCTTGGAGTCTGAAAAGGCCCGCGTCCTTCTCACCATTCAGGTTGAGCAGCAAGCCACCAAGATTCACCAGATGGAAAACCTCTTCCAGGAGGGCATGACCGCGCCGCAGTTCTGCAAAAAGCTGAATGGCGTGAACGTTATGCAAGTCGGAGGGGCTCTTGAGGGTCGCAACTGGCTCTACAACGAGAGCAAGTCCGGCGTGCGCTGGCGGGTGGCGTCCTATGCCCGCGACAAGTACATGACCGAGCACGCGCACGAAGTCACTCCACACGGCAAAGACTCTTTCTTCACCTACACGCCGGTGCTGCTGAAGAAGGGCGCGATCCGTCTCTACGAGCTTTACCTGAACAACGAGTTGCCCATGAAGAAAACGTGGGACGGCCTATTCACGCATGACAAAGAACTAAAGGGGGTCGCGTGATGGCACGTTCCCGCAACATAAAGCCGGGGTTCTTCTCGAACGAACACCTGGCAGAGCTGGATTTCGCCACTCGCCTGCTTTTCATCGGCATGTGGACTGAAGCTGATCGGGAGGGCCGTCTTGAGGATCGTCCGCGCCGTTTGAAAATGGCCTTGTTCCCGGCGGACAACGTTGACATTGAATTCATGCTGAATGGCTTGGAGTCGTACGGCTTCATCCGCCGTTACTTGGCTGAAGGTGTCCGCGCCATTCAGATCGTTAGCTGGGCAAAGCACCAGAACCCTCACGTAAAAGAGGCTCAGAGCACCATTCCTGCTGAGGTTTTCGAGCCAGAACCAGACTGGTATGAGGAAAGCACCGTACAAGCACCATGCGAGAACAGTTCTTTCCCGGCTGATTCCCTCTCTCTTGATTCCCTCTCTTCTGATTCTCTGATTCCTGATTCCCTCGCCCAAGATCAAAAACCCTTGCCAGTCGCTAACGCTCAGGCGGCGACGAACGTGAAGGTTCTGAAGCCTCGGGCAGCGAAGGAGAAGACGCCGGCTCAGATCGCCAACGCTGCGACATGGGACGGCTACACGATCGCCTATCTCGAACGCTACGGCGTCGAGCCTGTTCGTAACGCCAAGGTCAATGCCCAGGTTGCCCAACTTGTTCAACGCCTTGGGGCTGATGAGGCCCCGCAGGTAGCGATGTTCTACGTAACCATCAACGACTCGTTCTTCATCCGCGCATCGCACGACCTTGGGTTGCTGGTGGCGCGCGCTGAAGGCATTCGTACGCAGTGGCTGACCGGTCGCCAAGTCAACGCCGTGACCGCCCGCCAGATGGAGAACACGCAGGCCAACATCAACGCTGCGCAACAGGCAGCGTCCGCTATCCGCAATGGGGGAGGGCGTGGCAATGCTTTCATTCGATGATCAAGCAGAGCTCGCCATGGCGATCTGCGCTACTGCTGAAACGCTGGGTCAGACCATCAGTTCCAGCGCTGCCCAGATGATGGCCGAGGATCTGGCGGAGTACACCATCGAGGTGATCGCCAGTGCCCTGCGTAGCTGCCGCCGCGAACTGACTGGACGCCTGACACTCGGAGCAATCCTGCAGCGCATCCAGGCCGCTGATGGTCGCCCGGGAAAGGATGAGGCCTGGTCCATGGCGCTGGCTGCCAGTGATGAGTTCGAGACTGTGCTTCTGACTGCTGAAATCCGTCAAGCCATGGTCGCGTCAGGCCCAATCCTTGATGCCGGTGACAAGGTCGGCGCCCGGATGGCGTTCATGAGTGCCTACGAGCGCCTCGTAACCCACGCAAGAGCCGACAGCGTTCCAGCCAAGTGGGAAGTCTCCTTGGGCTTCGATCCAGCGCGCCGGGTCATCGCAATCGAATCCGCCGTGCGCTCGCAACTGATCAGCCAGGACGCGGGAACGAAGTACCTCGCAGACCTGCGAATCGAGCCAATCACGGAAAACGGCCAAGCCATTGCTGGGCTGATCACCGGCGAGGTCCGCGGCCGCGTCAGTCCGAAGATGCGCGAGAAGCTTGCCGAAGTCCGCTCGATCGTCAGCGCGAACAAGGCCCGCAGTGATCTTGCTCGCCGCAAGGCAGCGCAGCGCCGTCGTGTCGATACATACCTCCGCAAACGTCAGGCGCGCGCCGCGCTGGCTGAATTGCAGCGCCGTAAGGAGAGCTTCTGATGGCCAACCGAATCTGGATCGTCCTGACCATCATCGTCGTGGTGGCCGGTTACGGCTTGCACCACAAAGTTCAGCGGGTTAATGCGCCTGCTCAGGTGGGAGTTTTGTTCAGATGAGCATCGAGAAAATGAGGGAAGAGTTCGAGGCGGCATTCGCTGAGGAAATGGTGGCCCGGTGTGGTGAAGGCTACAGATCCTCGGTCGAGTTCTTTTTTGTCGAAAAAGAGCCGGATGGCACCTATTCAAATCCGATTGCTCACGCTGGATGGTGGGCATGGCAAGCCTCCCGCGCGGCGCTGGTAATTGAGCTGCCGCCGACACCGCCGGTTCCAGAAGGTCCGGAGGAGGCCATCGACGACAGCCATATGGACGCTTATCACTCAGCAGTCGGTATGCGTCACGCCTGCTTGAAGTTCATCGAAGCCGCAGGCGTGAAGGTGAAGCCATGACCGACATTCAGAAGCTGAAGGCGGAGATCGAGCGACTCCAGCACTTCGAGGCCGCCTACAAGGAATTCAGCGATAAGACCGACTGGGTCCAGGAAACCGCCCACTGGTCTGAGCTGGGCATGCATCGCGCTGATGTACTCCGCAAGCGCGTCGATCAGCTCAAGGCCGAAAACACAGACCTACACGCCACCCTTCAGGCTGCTAAGGGGGAGATTGAAAGGCTCAAGGGTGAGAACGAAGCGCTGCGCGCTGAAGCTGCGAAGTGGAAAAACGAAAGCGTCTCCGATAGTCAGACGATTTACAGCTTGTCCTGCAATCTTGCCCAGCGCACCGGGGAAGTCCGCGAGCTCGCAGACGTAGTGGACGACTTGAGCGCCCTGACGAAGCGATTCGTCCAGCGTCTCCGCAAAGCCGCGCCGGGCAACGACCTTCCTGAAAAAGCACTGGACTACCTCAAGCGCAAAGGTCTTCAGGGCAGCACGATGCGCGAGATTGTCGAGGGGCGTCTGTCATGAAAGTGATCGTCATCCTGTACGCGCTGGATCTGCCGATTGAGCATGAGATGCGCACTTACCTACGTCGTCGCTGGGGGATGCGCTGATGGCTGAAGTCGCGCTCATTCGCACCGCTCAAGGCCTGGTGCCAGCCACCGAAGCCGACCGCGAGACCATGCAGAAGTGGAAGGCCGGTCAGGTCATCCATGGCAAGTTCACCAAGATGCGCAACGCAAAGTTCCACGGGAAGTTCTTCTCGATGTTGGATCTGGCGTGGGAATACTGGGAGCCTGTCGGCGGTCTTGTGCCTCGGCAGGAGCTGCGTGGCATTCAGGGATTGGCCAAGTTCTTTGAGAGGGCCAGTGGCAAGCCCGGGCAGCTTTCGGAGGCTGTTGCAGCGTACATCGCCCAGATCGAGACCGAGCGCGCCGAACGATTCCCAGCCGTGGACAAGAGCCGCGAGGCTTTCCGCGACTGGATCACCATCGAGGCCGGGCATTTCCTCCTGGTGCAAACCCCTGACGGCATCCGCAAGGAGCGCAAGTCGATCAGTTGGGCCTCGATGGACGACACCGAGTTCGAGCCTCTTTACCGCGACGTCTTCAGCGCCTGCTGGCGGCTGGTGCTGTCTGCGCATTTCGAAACCGAGCAGGACGCTCAGGCTGCCGCCGACATGATCGGGAGCTACGCATGAGCCATCAATTCAAGCCGGGTGATTTGGCGCTGACGTTGGTCGATTTGCCAGGGCATGTATCTGCTGGGTCGTGCGTTGAGGTGTACAGGATATTGCTGGCTGGCGATCGTTTTGAGATGGCCGATGGACCACGCAGAACAATCCGAGATGGTGTCGTCGTCGTGTGGATGGACCACAAATACGTCTATCACCCGTCACAATTAATGCCCCTGCGCGGTGACTTCGCTCCCGAGCAAGCCAAGTCCCGCGAGGTGCCAGCATGATGATCTTTAAGGCCCTCATTCGGTCCCTCGCCACAATGCTCGAGCACAGCTACCACTCCAACCCATGCGCGCATACGTTCGGGGGTGGGCTGTGATCGGACAGGCTGTGATTAAGTCGCCGCCGGTTCGCCGGAAGAAGCGCTGCGTGAACGCCGCCTGCGGCACTCAGTTCACTCCACAACGCCTTGGCCAGAAGGTGTGCAGCCCATCCTGTGCGCTGGCAGAAGCCAAGAACCCGGTGAATCAGGAGAAAGCCCGTAAGGCGCTGGCGGACCTTGATCGTAAGGACCTCAAAGTACGCAAGGAAAAGCTGAAGACCCGCGCCGACCACATGAAGGACACGCAAATCGCCTTCAACGCCTGGGTGCGTGCCCGAGACGCCGCGCAACCGTGCATCAGCTGCGGCCGGTTCCACCAGGGCAAGAATGACGCCGGCCATTACCGCACTGTCGCGAGTGCGCCAGAGCTGCGCTTTGAGCCGCTGAACTGCCACCTGCAGTGCTCGCCATGCAACACGCACAAGTCCGGCAACATCGTGAACTACCGGATCAGCCTTGTGCAGCGGATCGGCGCCGAGAAGGTGGCTTGGTTAGAAGGCCCGCATGAGCCAAAGAAATACACGATCGACGAACTGAAGGCGCTGACCGCGCATTACAGGGCACTGACCAGAGAACTGAAACGGGGAGAAGTAGCATGAAAATTATCGGAGCGCGTCAGGCTTGGCACGATGCACTGCACGAACACCGTCCTTCGGCTTTGGCGGTGGCTGCTGAACAGGCCCTGCTGGGCAAGAAGAGCGGCGCCGGGGATACGAAGATCATGGTGATGCTTGAAAACCATGATGGTCAGGAAGTGGCGAGGGTTTACGAGGTTCGGAAGGAAGGCGTTATGGAAACGAGGTCTGGCCGTCGCCTCTCCGAATCGCGCTGCGCTCACATGCTCATTGCCGGGCTGGTGCTGCGCGCGATTGATACGCTACCCAAGTCGCTGCGTCACTTCGGCAATTTCATGTACTCACCGGTCGCGACCGGTAACGACCTCAGCATTGCACACGGTCTCGTCTGGCTGGGTAGCGGCATGGAATCGCTCACAGACCGCAAGAAGCAGCGCGCCTACTGGATGGCTATGGCGGCCCTCCAGTCGCACAAGATGATCGTGGGTGGCGGAACAGGCATGGGGCCAGGCGGGGTATGCATGTTCGTCGAGGACCGGACTGGCGAGAAGATGAATCCGCAGAACTGGGCGCGGGACTGGGAAGAGATTTGGAATGCCCTCTGCACGCATATCGACAAGCTCGACAAGCAGGCGCTCAAGCCGGTTTCGGCAGTGGTCGCGATGATGCGTGAAGGGTCAGAAAATGACCGTGAAATTGCCGCTTGACGATTTGAGGAGCGATCTGGCACTATTTCGTCACTGTCACAATTTCGCCTCTGGCGAAGTAGACCGAGAAACCCGCCAACCAGCGGGTTTTTTTGTGCCTGAAGAAAACCAGACCTCCGAGGAATGCCGAATGATGATGAAGCGACTGACCGTGTATCTGGGGCTCGCGCTCGCCGCATGCCTGTCCTGTTTCTCCCTGACCGCGTTGGCGGATCCGGCGACTTCGGCCTATCACGCCGTCCGCTCCATGGGCGAGCCTCAAGGTGTTGCGTTCAAGCGCATGGAGATGACCCTGGTCGCATGGCGAACAGGCAGTCAGCCCACCGACGAAGCTCTGAAGTCCAATCTGCGCGCATCCAGCAATCACTTCGAAATGGCCTCGGCCAAGCCAAAGCCGGAAAGCTTTGCGCTGCCGATCTGCTGAATACGCCTGAAGCAAGGCAAGAAAAAGCCCGGACGCCATGCCGGGCTTTTTTTTACCTCCGAGGAAAGCCGCTACCAAAGTGGAAGCTTTCCCGGATGTATCTGTTTGCCTAATCCCTCGGAACCTCTGATCGCCATGTTCAGCGAGGGCCTTATTCGTCCATGAATCCATCGTGCTGCTCCTCCAGCGCTCCTTTGCCCGTCTCCTTGCGGGCGTTTTTATTCCGGAAAGCCCATGACAGACGTATCCCGCATCGCTGACAGCACGGTGTTCAAAATCGTCGTGCCCGTCCTCCAGACGATCCTGTCTGCTGCTGCGATTGGCGCGTTCGTGTATGTCGTGGGCTCGCTCTCTACGCTTCAGGCCTCGCTGAACGCATACCAGACCAGCCAGGCTCTTCTGACCCAACGAGTGGATTCCCTCGAACGATCCCGCGATTCCGGTGACAAGTTCATCGACACCCTGCGTAGCTCCGACCAGCGCCAAGACTTCCGTCTGGACTCGCTCACCGAAATGGTCAAGTCGTTCGGACGGCCAAAGTGAGGTGCGCACTGGTTGTAGTGCTGTTGCTTGCCGGCTGCGCACAGCAAGACACAGGAACCCGGCAGCCAGCCGAGCACAAGACAACGGTCTTCCGGTTCACGTCTGCCCCGTCGGCATGTCCTGAGCCCGAACCACCAAAGGCCGCGCTGCGCCGCGTGACGAAGAGCCGTGACGACTGGAAGCGCTACGCCGAAAGCCTTGAAAAACTCATTCCCTCGGACGCAGAACATGGCCCTCATCCCTGAATGGCGTAAGGCCTGGCGAATGACCAGTGTTCAAATCGCCGTGCTGATTGCGGCCGTGAATGCTGCTGCCATTGGCTGGTCAGCATTCCAGGGGCTGGTAAACCCAATCGTGTTCGCTTCGGTGAACCTCGGGCTGGGTGTCGCCGTAGCTGTTGCCCGGGTGATCCCGCAGGCGAAGTTGCGCGAGCCACCTGATCAGCAATAGCGCGCCACAAATCCAGATGCGTCCGTTCCGTGGCGCGGGAGAAAGCATGAGCAATGTTCAGCGTATTCGCCACGAGCTACCCGTTAGCTTGGAAATCGTTGACGCGGTTGTAGCTCTAGATCTTGCTGTCGCCAGAGCGATAGATGCAGCCAAAGAGGCTGGACTTCCTCAGGGGCTTGTCGTGGGTATTCTTCACGGTCACGCCCATGGTGAGACAGCCAAAATGGTCAACAAGGCGCAATAGGTAACCAGATGACAACCAAGCAGCCCGACTGGGAGGCAATCGAACGAGCCTACCGGGCCGGTTCGCTTTCGGTTCGTGCGATAGGTGACGCCCAAGGGGTAAACCACGCAACCATCCTCAAGCGCGCCAAGAAGGAAGGCTGGTCGAGAGACCTCACCGAACAGGTGCGAACTGCCACAAAGCAGAAAGTAACCAAGGCAGTAACCACAGACGGTAACCACGCACCACTGGTTACTGATGCCGAGATCATTGAGGAAGCATCCGACCAGGCTGCTGCTGTCGTGTTGGCTCACCGCGCTGGATTGGCTCAGTGGCGCACCATCTCGAACAAGCTCAGCAAGTTCCTCAGTAGCGTTGATGTCACGGACGACAATCACGGTGACTTCGCCCGCTCACTGAATGCTGGTGTCGACGCGCAGCTCAAGGTCATCAAGGGCGAGCGTCAGGCTTACAACCTCGACACAGAGGAAGGCGACAAGACAGTCGATACCCTGGCATCACTGATGGACGAACTATCGAAGGATGCCTGACATGAAGCCCGAGCATCTGAAGTTGCTCAGGGACAAGCGCTGGCGTCTGAACCACCTGTACTTCATCACGGACAAGCAGGGCAAGAAAGTCCGCTTCCAGATGACAGACGAGCAGGTCGAGTATTACGAAGGGCTGCACACTCGCAACATCATCCTCAAGGCTCGTCAGCTCGGCTTCACGACTGAGCAGTGCATCATCCAGCTGGACGCCGCGCTGTTTGAGTCAGCGAAGTGCGCTTTGATCGCCCATACCCTGAACGACGCCAAGCGCCTGTTCCGGGAAAAGATCAAGTACGCCTATGACAACCTCCCCAAGGAGATCAAGGCGGCGAACCCGGCGAGCAACGATGCCGCCGGCGAACTGGTTTTCAGCAAGGGCGGATCGCTCTACGTCAGCACCTCATTCCGGGGCGGCACGCTGCGTTACCTGCACGTATCCGAGTTCGGGAAGATCTGCGCCAAGTTCCCACACAAGGCCAGAGAGATCGTCACCGGTGCATTTGAGGCGGTCGCCACTGACTGCTTCGTCACCATCGAGTCGACGGCCGAGGGCAGGGCGGGCTACTTCTTCGATTACTCGCAAAGCGCGGAGAAGCAGCAGCTTGCCGGTGTGCCGCTGGGTCTGCTGGACTGGAAGTTCTTCTTCTTCAGTTGGTGGAAGAACAAGGGCTACTGGCTCGACCCTTCGACAGCGATCATTCCTGACCGGCTGACGGCCTACTTCAACGAGCTGGCAGCCAAGCACGGAATCGTCACGAACCCTGGCCAGCGCGCCTGGTACGCAGCCAAGGAAAAGACCCTCGGCGACGACATGAAGCGGGAATACCCGTCGATACCGGCCGAGGCGTTCCAGCAGTCGATCGAGGGCGCGTATTACGCCGCGCAGTTCCGCAAGCTCTACACCGAGCAGCGCATCGGCGCGATACCGAACAACAGCCACCTGCCGGTGATGACCTTCTGGGACATCGGTGTCGGCGACTCCACGGCTATCTGGTTCGTTCGCAAGGTTGGCGAGCAGTACCACGTCATCGACTACTACGAGAACAGCGGCGAAGGCCTGCGGCATTACATGAAGGTGCTCAAGGACAAGGGATACAACTACTCCGAGCACTGGGGGCCGCACGACATCGATAACCGCGAGTTCGGCAGCGATGCCAAGACACGCCGGGAAATCGCCCGCGAGGGATACGAGATCGACGGCCAGAAATACACGCTCACGTTCCAAGTGGTGCCGAAGATCGGCGTCAACGACGGGATTGAGCAGGTGCGGGAGATCCTGCCCCTGTGTGTGTTCGACGAGGCCAAGTGTGAGTCCGGCATCGCCTGTTTGGAGAACTACCGCAAGGAGTGGGACGACAAGCGCGGATGCTGGAAAGACAAGCCGCTGCACGACTGGACCTCTCACGGCGGTGACGCCTTCCGCTACTTCGCAGTTACCAAGAGCAGCCGCAAGCCGGTCACCTCTCTCAAAATGGGATTCGCACGCTAATGGCAGACGTACAATTCACCCGCCCGGAATACGACGCGGCCCAGTCCCGTTGGAGCCTGGTGCGGGACGTCTGCAAGGGATCGGAGACGGTCAAGAAGCGTGGCGACCTGTATTTGCCACGCCCGAACCCAAGCGACAAGACCGACGACAACAAGCTGCGTTACAAGAGCTATCAGGCCCGCGCGGTCTTCTACAACGCTACCGGGCGCACGAAGAACAGCCTCACTGGCGCTGTGTTCCGCACCTGGCCGACCCTTACCGTCCCGGGTGCGCTCGACTACGTGAACAAAGACGTGGACGGGCAGGGCATCAGCATTTACCAGCAGTCGCAGTCGGTCATCGGGCATTTGCTCGAGGTCGGACGCCAAGGGCTGCTGGTGGACTACCCATCGGTAGCATCTGGCGCCGTCAGTCGAGCAGACAGCGAGGCAAGCGGCATTCGCCCGACCATCGCCAGTTATGTGGCTGAGGCGATCATCAACTGGAAGACACGCAAGGTCGGCGGGCAATACCTGCTGAGCCTGATCGTGCTGAAGGAAGTGGTCGACAAGGATACGGCAGACGGCTTTGGGGTTGAGGCAAAGGACCTGTACCGCGTCCTGCGCCTGACCGACGAAGGCACGTATCAGCAGGAGCTGTGGAGCGAAGAGAACGGGTGGGCTGAGGCCATGGATATTGTGCAGCCGCTGGACGGTGCTGGCAGGCCGTGGCGCATCATCCCGTTCATGTTCCTTGGCAGCGAAAACAACGACTCCAGCATCGACGATGCGCCGCTGTACGACATGGCTGAGATCAACATCGGCCATTACCGCAACAGCGCGGACTATGAGGAGGCCAGCTACCTGGTTGGTCAGCCTCAGCCGTGGATGGCCGGTCTGGACGAGCAATGGCGTGACCACCTGGAAGAGACTGGCATCTATCTCGGCTCACGCGCCCCGTGGCTGCTTCCCGCCAATGGTTCATGCGGGATGCTGCAGGCTCAGCCCAACACGCTCGCCAAAGAGGCCATGGACGCCAAGGAAGACCAGATGGTTGCCCTCGGTGCCCGCCTGATCGAGCGCGGCAGCGCGGTGAAGACCGCGACCCAGGCCGATAACGAAAGCGCAGCCGAACACAGCGTGCTGTCTCTCGTTGTGAGCAACGTCAGCGAGGCATACACCCAATGCCTGATGTGGATGGCTCAGTTCCTCAACATCAGCGGCGACATCGAATACAAGCTCAATCAGGACTTCAGCCAGATCACCTTGGATGCAACCATTCTGACCGGCCTGTTCAACGCCGTGCAGGGCGGCAAGCTGCCTGAGTCTGATTTCTGGCAGTACCTGCGTGATCGTGGGGTGATAAACCCCGAGAAGACTGACGACGAGATCCGGGGCGAACTCGAAGCCAGCACAGCAGGTTTAGGCCTGGATGACGGAGACGACGATGGCGGCCAACCAAGCGCTACTTGATGCCACCATCCGCCACGCCGTCTTCCTCGAACGGCTCAAGGCTGGGGAGGTCGCGAAGTTCGCGCCATTCCTCAAGGAGATTGACCGCTCGCTGCGTGAGCGCCTGAACAAGGGTGACTTCACCAGCTTCACCGCGAAGCGTCTGGAAAAGTTGCTGGAAGAGGTCGACAGCCTGCTTCTGGCGATCTTCACCCGCTACACCGATCAGTTGAATCTTGATCTGATAGACCTTGCTCAGTACGAGGCCGAGTTTGAGGCTACGAGCCTGACCAAGGCTGCGCCGGTTGGTGTGAGCTTCGAGGCTGCGATACCCACGGTCACCGCGATCAGGTCGGCAGTCCTCAACAATCCACTGAGCATCAGAGGGCCAGATGGGGGCAAGCTGTTGAAGCCCTTCATCAAGGACTGGACCAGCGCCGAGCGCACGCGCATCACTGGCGCCATTCGGCAGGGCTTCTTCGAAGGGCAGACCAATGCCCAGATCATTCAGCGCATTCGCGGCACCAAGGCGCTCAAGTACACCGATGGGCTGCTGGCAATCACTGACCGCAACGCAACAACGGTGGTGCGCACGGCCATTCAGCACGTTGCCAGTCAGGCGCGGATGGAGACGGCCAAGGCGAACGGCGATGTCGTACTCAAGATCGAACTGGTCGCCACGCTCGACAGTAAGACCAGCCAGATTTGCCGCTCGCTGGACGGCAAGGTATTCCCACTCGAATCGGGGCCGCGGCCACCGTTTCACCCGAACTGCCGAACCACATTCGTCCTGGTCACCAAGCTGAGCGAGATGTTCCGCCAAGGCTCGACCCGGGCATCCAAAGGAGCCGACGGGGCAGGGCAGGTCAGCGCCGATCTGACGTATTACCAGTGGTTGCAGAAACAGCCAGCATCGTTTCAGGACCAGGCCATCGGCAAGGCTAGGGGCAACCTGTTCCGCAACGGCGGCCTGAGCGTCAAGCGCTTTGCCGAGCTGCAACTCGACCGCAACTTCAAGCCGCTCAACCTGGCCCAGATGAAAGAACTGGAGCCTCTGGCATTCGAGCGCGCTGGCATCTGATCCGCTGGCTGAGCCGGCAAACCAGTCCCAGGGGGACAACTCAATGAAATACCTGATCGACAAGGCCGCCTACGACGCTTTGGAGCCATCCCTGCAAGCCTTCTACAAGGCTCAGGGCGAGAACTACGTGCTGGCTGTCGAGGGGCTTCCCGCTCCTGACGACTCCGGCTTGCGCAACAAGGTCGATGAACTACTGCGTGAGAAAAAAGAAGAGAAGGCCAAGCGCGAGGCTGCTGAAGAATCGGCCCGTCTGGCTGCCGAGGAAGCTGCCCGCAAGAACGGGGACACCGAAGCGCTCGAACGCAGCTGGAACGAGAAGCACACCAAAGCGCTGGGCGAGAAAGAAACCGCCCTGTCCGCTGCTCACGCTCAGATCCACGCGTTGACCGTGGGCGCAACTGCTGCTCGGTTGGCCGGCGAACTGGCCGTGCAAGGCTCATCCGCTGTTCTGCAGCAGATCATCGAGCCGCGCCTCAGTATGGAAATCCGTGAAGGCAAGCCGATCGTGGTCGTGCTGGACGCCGAGCGTCGGCCTTCCGCGCTGACCGTGGACGAATTCAAGGAACAACTGTTCAACGATGCCGCACTGGCGCCGTTGATTGCAGCAAGTAGGGCTACTGGCGGCGGGGCTGGCGGTGGCAAAGGCGGCGGGGCCGCGAAATCGTTCGACCAACTCACAGGGATGGAGCGCGTTGAGCTCCGTCGTAATGATCCCGCCGGTTATGAGCGCCTGAAAGCGGCGTCGGCAAAGAAATAAGGAAACCCCGCAATGCCAACCATTCTCTCGGACGTCGTGTTTCGCGATGAGCTGCGCGACTACATCACTGTCAACAGCGTGGAGCGCACCGCGTTCTTCGAATCCGGCATCCTGACCAGCAACTCGGATATGTCCACGCTGCTGGCAAGCCCGTCCAACACCTTCACCATTCCGTGGTGGGTTGACCTGGACGCGTCCATCGAGCCGAACTACTCGAACGACGTGTACACCGACGTCGCGGTACCGCTGTCGGTGACCAGTGCCTCCATGCAGGCGCGCGCCGCGTATCTCAACGAAGGTTTCAACTGCATGAACTTGGTGAAGAACATCACCAATCAGGATCCTCTCGAGTTCGTGGCCGGCCGCATGCTGAGCTACTGGCGCAAGCAGGCCCAGCGCCGCGCTATCGCCACGGTTGTGGGCATCTACAACGACAACGTGGCCAGCAACGGCGGCGACATGGTTGTGGATGCCGGCGGCGTCATCAGTGCGGCTGCAATCATTCGCGCCAAGGCGACCATGGGCGATTACTCCGGCCAACTGGGCGGCCTGAGCGTCATCGCCATGCACTCGGCCGTGCAAACCGAGCTGCAGATCCTCAACCTGATCGACTTCACGCCGATCGCTGACCAGACTCCAGAGTTCGGCCGCTTCCAGAGCATGCGCGTTGTGGTGGATGACGGCATGCCGGTCATTGCTGGCACGCCGAACAAGTATCTGTCCGTGATCTTCGGGCCGGGTGCGCTGGGCTTCGCTGAAGACACCCCGCCGGGTGAAGACGGCCTTGAGTACGACCGCACGCCGGATCGCGGTAACGGTGGTGGCGCTGAAACGCTGTGGAGTCGCCGTGACTTCGTGGTGCACCCACTCGGCTACTCGTTCCTGAGCGCCACCATCACCGGCACCCCGACCACCACCCGCCCGATCTCGGCGAGCTGGGCTGACCTGGCACTGGCCACCAACTGGGAGCGCAAGTTCGCTCGTAAGCAGGTGCCGCTGGCGTTCATCACTTCCACCGTATCGGCTTGACCGATGGCTAGCCCCTTCGGGGGCTGGCGAATTTGAAGGAGAAAATCATGGCTGTCGTAAAAGACAATCACATCGATCCAAACATCAAGGCTCGCTGGGGCTTCGGTGGTACTGAAGGCAACATCACCGTCGGTCCAGAGACTGTCGGCGAAACCGGTGGCGTTGATCACGCCCGCACTCGGATCGAAGAATCTGGCGGCCGCAACAGCGGCGGCGGGGTCGATGAATCTGAAGGGCTGCGCACTCAGGTGCTGGATCTCCAAGGCCAACTCGCTCAGACACAAGCTGATCTGGCCGCAGAGCGTGCCAAGAACGCCGATCCGCGTGATAGCCTGACCGTCGCGCAAATCAAAGAGCAGCTGGACGCGAAGGCCGTGACCTATACGACCACCGCGAACAAGGCTGAGCTGCTGGAACTGCTCAAAGCACAACCCACCCAGGAATAACTCATGGCTCTCATCATTGAGGACGGCACCGGCAAGCCTGACGCCGACAGCTACTCATCCGCCGCAGAACTGGTCAGCTACGCCACACGCTACGGTGTGACCATTCCTGCGGATGAGCCTGCGCAAGAGGCGTTGCTGCGCCGGGCCGCCTTGGCGATGGATGGCATGAAATGGAAGGGATGCCGCAGCAATTCGGAGCAGGCTTTGGCGTGGCCCAGGAAGGGCGTAGTGATCGATCACGACACCAAAGCCTCCGACTACATTCCTGCTCGTATCCAGTACGGGCAGATGGCGCTTGCCGCCGAGATCTACAACGACGACGTCAACCCGATCGATCAGCGCAAAGGCGCCGTGATCCTTGATCGAGTTGAAGGCGCCGTGACGCGCGAGTACGCGCAAATCAGCAACACCAGCGGCAACCTGATGCCAGCGGCGCCAGATCGGCCCAGCCGCTCACAGTTCGCCGATTACCTGCTCAAGCGAGGCCTGTTCGCGGTCCGCGCATAACCGACGGAGCCGCCCATGGCCTTCTACGACGAGATGGCCGTGATGGCCCTTGAGCTGATCACCGAGTTTGGTCAGCCAGTAACCGTCCGTGACACGGTCAAGGGAGTCTACGACCCCGCCGTCGGTGGGACCGGCCCAGACACAGTCACAGAGCGAACCGCCCAAGGCATCCTGCTCGACTTCACCGGGCAAGAATTCCAAACCAACAGCCTGATCAAGGTCGGCGACAAGAAGCTGAAGGTCGCGGCCAAAGGCCTGACAGCTCCACCGACACTGCTCAGCAAAGTTCTGGTGCAAGGGCGCACCTGGTCAATCATCCCGCCGATGAAAGAGATCAACCCCGCCGGAACTCCTCTGCTGTACGAACTGCAGGTGCGCTCATGAGCAAATACGCCGGGCAACAGGGCAGCTTCGCGCTGCAGCTGGCACAGTTCGCCGAGCAGGCCAAGGAAGCGGTAGACGCGAGTCTGCGTGAGATCGTGATCGAGCTTGGCAACTCGCTGATCCGGATGTCTCCGGTGGACACTGGGCGGTTCCGTGGAAATTGGCAGTTCAGCATTGACGCGCCGGCGACTGGCACCCTGACCACCCTCGATCCAACGGGCGCTGAAGCCACTGCGCGCTTAGCTGGTGACTCCATCCTGTTCAAGGCAGGCGAGACAGCTTTCATCGTCAACAACCTGCCATACGCAATTCCGCTGGAATACGGCCATTCCGATCAGGCACCAGAGGGCATGGTCAGAATCACGCAGGCACGCTTCCAGCAGATAGTGCTGGAGGCCATCAGGAACAATCAGGTATGAAACACGAAGACGTTCCGGTACTCACCTTTCTTCGTTACACGCTCTGCGATTGCGGAGGCCGGTTGCTCACAGTGCCTGACGCACCTCTGAAAATGAGCAGCCCGCCGTGGTGGCTTCACCAATGCAGCACTTGCTCGGAACAGCAGTGGCTTCAGGATAAGTCACCAGCACTCATGACGAGGGCGGAGACATGAGCCACAAAGTCATCCGCTCCCTGTTCGAGCAACGCCTAGCTGTCTGGGCTGCCGCTCGCAACCTTCGCGTTGCATACCAGGGCGTTACCTTCGAGCCGACCGACGACGAAACATACCTTGCCGCTTTTGCGTTACCGGCGGGCACGAACACAAACACGCTTGCCGGTGACCATCGCGGTTACACAGGCGTGTTCCAGATCAATGTCGTCACGCCTGCTGGTAACGGCACTGGCGATGCGGAGGGCTTGGTAGATGACCTCGGCGACCTTTTCCCCGCCTATCTGCGATTGAAGCAGGGCGACTTCGAGGTGCTGGTGCTGACCCCGGTCGAGCCCGGCCCGCCGATTCAAGCTGACAACACCCTCACCGTATCCGCGTCGTTTCAGTACCGCGCTGATACCAACTGACCCGCCCATTGGGCAAACCTGAACCCGCCGTGTGCGGGTTTTTCATTTCTGTACGAGGACAAAACCCAATGAGCGCAATTCTTCCCAACGGCTCCATCCTGGAGATCGCGTCGACCTACAGCGTAGCCAAGCTGGTGACGGCTATCAGCAACGCGAACCCGGCTGTGGCGAGTGCTGCTGCGCACGGTCTGGCCGAAGGCGACATTGTCGTCGTGAACTCTGGCTGGACCCGCCTGAACGACAAGGTCGTCCGCGTGGCTGATCCTGATTCGGGCACCTTCGAGATGGAAGGCATCGACACCACCAAGACCACCGTTTACACCGCAGGCTCTGGCGTTGGTTCGGTCCGCGCCGCAAGTGGCTGGGCACAAATCAGCCAGGTCACCGACAGCACCAGCTCCGGCGGAGATCAACAGTTCACCACCTTCGGATTCCTGGAAGAGTCCGATGATCGTCAGCTGCCAACCACCAAGTCGCCGATCAGCATGTCGATCACCGTTGCCGATGATCCGTCTCTGCCGTACGTGGGTCCAGTTGAGGCTGCGGACGAAGATCGTGAGCCGCGCGTAGTCCGCCTGACCCTGCCGAACGGCTCGGTCATCTACTACAACGCGTACGTGTCGATCACCTCGACCCCGACGCTTTCGCGCAACAACATCATGACCCGCGTCATCACCCTGTCGCTGGCGTCCCGCCCGACTCGTTACCAGGCGGCCGCGTAAATCATGCCGAAGATCAAGATTGCCCAGAACCCGACCTTCAAAGCGAAGGTCGCCATCCCGCGCGTGGGTGACAAGCCTGTCGACGTGGATTTCGAGTTCAAGTACATGGACCGCGTTGCGCTGTCGGCCCTGTTCGACAAGTGGAACGTAGCCCGCGACGAGCATGCAGCGAAGGTCACCGAAGGCGGCCTGTCGTGGCAGGAGGCGACGGCTGACGAGATCGCCATGCAAGTCAACCAGATGAAGGACATCGTGGCTGGCTGGGGCTTCGACGACAAGTTCAGCGATGAAGCCATCACTGCTCTGGTCACCACCTGCGTAGGCGCGCCCAAGGCTGTGCTGGACGCCTATCAGGCGGCATACCAACCGGCCCGCTTGGGAAACTGACGGCGACGGCCCGGATTCTGTACGAGTCCGGACCGTCCGATGCCGATCTGGCCGCCTTCGGCATGACAAGGGCGGATCTCCCAGAGGTTGAGCACGAGGTGCTGGCCGATGCCTGGCCGGCCTTCAGGCTCTTCGAAGCCATGTCCACACAATGGCGTGTCGGTATGGGTGGCGCCATCGGCCTCGACTATTCCGCCATTCCACCCACTGCCTCCATGCTCGGCATGAAGCGCAAAGAAATCACCGAGGCCTTCCACGACCTTCGCGTCATGGAGGCTGAGGCCTTGCTCATCATGAGCGAATCGAAATAGCGGAGCGAGCATGCCATCGATTGCTGAACTCGGGATCAAGGTCGATTCGACCGATGCCGCGCAGGCGAGCTCCGACCTCGACAAGCTCACTGCGGCGGGCGGACGGGCCGAGAAAGCTGCGGAAGGTGTCGCGCGAGGGGCTGACAAAGCCTCGAAGGCCATCAAGAGCCAGGCGGATGAGCTGGCAGACCTGCTGGGCGAGATTGATCCGACCGTAAAGGCTCTGGGCCGTCTGGATGAACTGGAAACCAAGCTCTCCAAGCACAAGGGTGTAGGCCTGGACGCGGCAACGTTCAGCGAATACCAGGCGAAGATCGACCAGTCCCGCGCGAATCTCACAAGGTTCGACGACTCGCTTTTGCGCACCGGCAACACGGCCAAGCAAACTGCTGCGGCTCTACGGACCGTGCCGTCACAGTTTACGGACATTGTTACCAGCCTTCAGGGCGGTCAGGCGCCATTCAGCGTCCTGCTTCAGCAAGGTGGTCAGCTCAAGGACTCCTTTGGGGGTGTAGGTGCTGCCGCAAAAGCCATGGGCAGCTATGTGTTGGGGCTGATTAACCCATTCACGCTGTCGGCTGCTGCCGTCGGCGTTTTGGGTGCTGCGCTGCTGTCTTCGCAGTCTCAGTTCAACGAGTACAACAAGGCAGTCATCAGCACGGGTGGCGTCGTTGGTAAAACGGCCGACCAGTTGTCCGCGTTCGCCACCACTCTCGCGGATGGTCGGCACTTCACCGAGGCTGGCGAGGCAGTTTTGTCGCTCGCGCAGAATGGCAGGCTGACCGGCGAGGTGTTTCAGGAGGTTGCTCGAGCAGCGACCGAGACGGCGGCGGCCACTGGGCAAAGCGCGGCCAGCATTGCTGACCAGCTGTCCTCTACCAAAGGCAAGGTCACAGACCTGGCTGTCGAGTACAGCAACAAATACGGCGTCATCACTCAGTCCACCTACGATCAGATCCGCGCTCTGGAAGAGCAGGGCGACCGGATGGGGGCGATCAAAACCCTTTCCACCGCCGTTGCGGATGAGATGACGCGCCGCAACAAGGAGATGGAAGACTCCACTCGTGGCCTTGCGAGAGCGTGGAATGAAGTACGCACAAGCATCAGCAGTGCATGGAACCAACTGAAAACCGGCCTGCAAGCCAGTCCTGAGCTGTTCCGTCTCCAGGTGCTGCAGGGCCAGCTGCAGGATGCTCAGGAGCTTGGAAACCAAAAACTGGTCGCCTACTACCAGCAGCAAATCGCGGCAGCCCAGAAAGCCGTCGACCTTCAGCAGCAGAAGGCCGCGCTGACTGGTCAGGAAGAGTCGAGCCGCCGTCAGCAAATCGCGGGCGAGGACAAATGGCTGGCAGATGGTCTGAAATACCTGACCGACCAGCAAAAGATGGAAAAGGAGATCGCCGAGGCTCGCACCCAAGGCCTCAGTTCTGGTCGCTCCCAAGTGGAGATCGAGCAGCGCATCAGCGATATCCGCAAGTCGTACGAGAAAAAGCTGTCGGGACCGGCGAACCAGCTGGATCTGACCAGTTTCAACGACACGCAGAACCAGCTCAAAGCTCTCACGGCTACCTACGGCAACGCCCAGAAGGATCTGGACGCCCAGCAAAAGGCCGGAATCATCTCGCAAGAGTCGTATGCGGCCCAACGCGTAGCACTGATCCAGGCGGAGAAGGAAGAGGTCACCAACGCCTATCAGGCCGAGATATCGGCGCTGGAGGCGACCCGCGACAAGTCTTCAACAACTGCTGAACAGCGTATCCAGCTGGACCAGAAGATCGCCGATGCGCGCACCAGCATGGTTAAGGCGCAGCAGGATGCTGACACCGAGCTTTCAGTGCTGGCGACCAACGAGGAAGGTCGGCTGGCGAAGCAGGAGCGGGCGATTAATTCGTATGTGCAGGCTTTGGGGCAGCAGCAAAAGGCCTTGGAGCTTGCAGGCCAGCGGGCAGCGCTCGGCGTCGGTCGAGGCGATCGCCAGAACTCGCTGAACAACGAGCTGAACAGCCAGCAAGACCGCTTTGCCCAGCAATCACTTGATTTGGAGAACCAACGCTCCGACCCATCCCGCAATATGTCGGATGAGGAGTTTTCCAAGAAGTCGCAGGCTCTTGCCGATGCCAACAAAAAGGCAACGGACCAGATCCGGCAGAACTACGCCGACGTTGAAACTGCCCAGGGTGATTGGACGAATGGGGCTACCTCGGCCTGGGAAAACTATCTCGATAGCGCCAAGAACGTTGCCGGGCAGACGAAGAGCCTGTTCACCGACGCTTTCAGCTCCATGGAGGACGCAGTGGTAAACTTCGCGTTGACCGGGAAACTTTCGTTCTCCGACTTCGCGAAGTCGATTCTCGCTGATATGGCGCGAATCGCGACTCGGCAGGCTTCATCGCAGCTGCTCAGTTCTCTATTCGGAGCAGGGCTGAGCTACTTCGGAGGCGCGGCGGCGAGCTCCGCAGGTTCGACCCAGGCGGGGTATACCGGCGCTGACTATTCGAATTGGGCTGCGGCGCAGGCCAAGGGCGGAGCTTGGGACTCGGGCGTGCAAATGTTCGCCAATGGCGGCGCATTCACGAACAGCATTGTGAGTTCGCCCACGGCATTCGGCATGACTGGCGGCCAGACTGGCGTTATGGGTGAGGCAGGACCAGAGGCCATTGTCCCTCTGGCACGCACCAGTACCGGCGCGCTCGGCATCCGCTCCATTGGTGGCGGTGGCTCGAACGTACAGATCAGTGCCCCGGTAAGCATCGCCGTCGAGGATCGTAGCTCGGAAGGTTTGGAGCTTGATCAGGTAGCACTCGCGCAAAACCTGCAAATCCAGATCAAGCAAGCGGCTGACAAGGCGGTTGCTGATTCGTGGCGCCCGGGTGGCGTGAGCTTCCGGCAGACAAGGACCTGATATGGCAATCGAAACCTTCACCTGGCCGACCCAGACCGGAGATTCGCCAGATGTTGACTGGCGGGTTCGCAAGTCTCAGTTCGGTAACGGCTACAAACAAACGGTGGGTGATGGGCCGAACAACAAGGAACAGTCGTTCCCCATCACCTACACCGGCAGCAAGGCGAGGGTGTTAGGGATCATGGCATTCCTTGACCGGCATGCGGGGGCCAAAGCCTTCAAATGGACCACACCGCTTGGCGAGGTTGGCCTGTACACCTGTGAGAAGGCAGTGCCAACGCCGTTGGGTGGCGGCCAGTTCAAGCTCACTGCCACGTTCGACCAAGCATTCCACCCCTAAGGATTCATCATGCCCCTGATCAATGACCTGCAGGTTCTTGAGCCTGGCAGCGAGGTGCTGCTGTTTGAGCTGGACGGCTCTGATTACGGTGCCGACATCCTGCGGTTCCACGGTCACTCAATCCCGCACACTCAGGCCGAGCTCATCGCGGCTGGCGATGACGCTGACCAACTGCCGGCGAAGTCGATCTGGTGGCAGGGTGAGGAGTACGGCGCTTGGCCGATGCAGATTGACGGCATTGAGGCCAATGGCGACGGGACAGCGGTGCGTCCAACGCTCTCTGTCGGGAACGTGAATGGGCGCATCACAGCTCTGTGTTTGGCCTTCGACGATCTGCTCGAATTCAAGCTGACCATGCGGCACACGTTGGTGCGTTACATCGACGCGGCCAACTTCCCGGCAGGCAACGCTGAGGCTGACCCCACGCAGGAATCCATCGAAGTCTGGTATCTGGACCAGAAGACCAACGAGGACGGGGAGACCGTTTCGTGGGAGCTTGCCAGCCCGGGCGACGTAGGTGGCGAATCAATCGGGCGCCAGATGACCACGCTGTGCCATTGGTGCCTCACCGGGGGATATCGGGGGCCGAACTGCGGCTACACCGGTCCGTATTTCGACAAGGACGGTAACTCGACTGGCGACCCTGAGCTCGATGAGTGCAATGGGTTGCTTACCACTGGCTGTGAACCACGCTGGGGTGCCAACAACGAATTGCCCTTCGGCGGCTTCCCGGCTGTCTCGCTGATCGCTAGGAGTTGACCTTGCTCAAACACATTCTGAAGGCGGTGCAGGCCCATGCTGCCGCCGAATACCCCCGCGAGTCCTGCGGGCTGCTGATCAGCGTTGGTCGCAAGCAGCAATACATCCCGTGCGCGAACACCGCGACCGAGCCAAACGAAGAGTTTCGGATAGCTCCGGAGGAGTACGCCGCTGCTGAAGACCAGGGAGAGGTGGTCGGCATCGTTCACTCGCATCCGGACGCGACCAGCCGGCCTTCGCCGCGCGATCTGGCCATGTGCGAGGCGACCGAACTGCCATGGCACATCATGAGCTGGCCCGAAGGCGATCTGCGCACCATCGTACCGACTGGGCACACGCCGTTACTCGGTCGTCCGTTCGTGCACGGCGCCTGGGATTGCTGGCAGGTGTGCGCTGACTGGTACAAGCGCGAATGGGGGCTGGAATTTGAGGCGTTCAAACGCGAGGACGGATGGTGGGAGCAGGCCGACGGACCGAGCCTGTATGAACAGGCCTACGAGGCGGCTGGCTTCGAGCGTGTCGGCACCCCGCAACGAGGCGACATGATCGTTATGGAAGTAGGGCGGACGAAGCACCCAAACCATGCAGGAATATACCTCGGCCCAAATCCAATGTTGCCCAGCGAACCGGTGGCGGTGCACGGCGCCGGGCCTTTCCTGCTGCATCACATGTACGGCAAGCCGTCCGAGATCATTGTCTTCGGCGGGCCTTGGCATGACAGAACACGCCTGATCCTCAGGCACAAAGACGCGAAACAGTGAGCGGCGATGCCGCAGGAGGAAATATGGAGAAGATGTTTGCAGTGGTTGACGGGCAGTTGTATATCAATGAGGCCTATCTAACCGATAGCACTGCTGGAATGATTCGGATCAGCGACGAACGCGTTGCGGTGCTAGCCCAGGCCGTATCGAGCTTCAGTGTTCAATTGAACTCGGAGTGTGCCGCAAGAGCTACTGCAGAAGCGTCTCTTGCGGCACGCATCGATTCAATTCAAGCGCACATCAAACCTGATGCGTAAGATGCTTCGCAGCTATTAATGCCAGTGCAGTCATTTCTTTAATAGAAAATTCGTCAACGGGCTTTCCTTCAAGCTTGATGTTCACGATTACAGCGCAACCGTCTTGATCGCTAAGGTGGATCTGAGCGGTCGGCGGCGTGTTGAATCTGGAAAGTTGGAGATTGTTAACTACTAGTGCCACATTGACCTCCTAGGTCATATTGCCCCGGTCCCACGCTTGCCAGCAACAGACAGGGCGGTTGATTGAGGTCGGAAAGCTACTACGGCTGGATCCAATCTCGTTACTGGCCTTTTGTCCACACTGGATGGGCAGACAGGCCGGTGCTACCCTCGGCCCTTTCTCAATGAGGGATCATCATGCGAATTTTGATAGGGGCGCTGGCGGTTGCCCTGCTGGCTGGCTGCGTGTCTCCCAGCGATTTGAAAACCAACCCGCCGACGACAAGCGCGGACACCAAAAAGTCGCCAAAGGAATATGCCCTCTGCGTTTTCCCGAAATGGCAAGACGCTCGCTCTGAAGCGGTCATGTCTGAGACTTCCGACGGATATCGGATCGTGATTGGAGCGATGCAGCTGACCGACGAGTTGGTGGAGGTGAGCAAGTCTGCCAGCGGCAGCCGGGTAAACTTCTATCAACGTGTCGCGTGGATGCCTGGTATAGGGCGATCAGCCATCGAGGCAGCAGTGAAAGACTGCCTCTGAACGACGATAAGCCACCTTCGGGTGGCTATTTATTTGTGAGACGATGATGCTCGTGACAGCAGCAAACTACAGTCCAATGACTACCATCCTCTTCTCTGGGTCGCTCGCCAAGAAATTTGGCCGGGTGCATCGCCGGCAGATCGATTCAGGGCAGGTTTGGGAGGTGTTCAAGGCCCTGAAAGCAACCCTTGCTGGGTTCGATCAAGAAATCAAAAGACTGGACCATTTGGGAATGCGCTTCGCGATCTTTCGCAACCGGAAGAATGAGGCACCGGACAGCTTTGAGCTGGGCGGGACTCGCGAGGTTAGAATCGTCCCCGTCGTCTCTGGCGGCAAGCGAGCGGGCATTCTCCAGACAATCATTGGTGCCGTTATTTTTGTCGCGTCCTTCTTTGTTCCCGGCATGCAGGGCTGGGGGCAATCGCTGGGCGCGTCCTTGGTGCTAGGCGGTGTGATGCAGATGCTCAGCCCGCAATCATCCGGCCTGAAGCAAAGCGCAGCACCAGAAAACCTCCCGTCCTACGCTTTCGGTTCCGCCAAGAACACCACAGCCAGCGGCAACCCTGTCCCAATCTGCATCGGTCGCCGGCGGTGGGGCGGGGCGATCATTTCTGCCTCGATCTACGCCGAAGACAAAACCTGATCCTGAACTGGAAGACCCGACCGCCGCCTGGCGGTTTTTTATGCCTGGAGAAAAGCATGGGCGCAGCTGAGAAAATCGACATCACCGGCGCCAAAGGCGGTAGCACCAGTCCGAAGACTCCTATCGAAGCTGCTGACAGCCTGCGCTCGACCAACGTCGCAAAGATCCTGATCGCAGTTGGCGAAGGTGAGTTCGATGGCGTGCCGACCGCCGCCAACATCTACCTCGACAACACGCCCATCAACGATGCCAGCGGCAACGTCAACTTCCCGAATGTAAAATGGGAGTGGCGTACCGGCGCGGTTGATCAGACCTACATCCCAGGCATTCCTTCGGTCGAAAACGAAACGACCGTGAACGTCGAGCTGCGCAGCGACACCGCATGGGTTCGCTCTCTGACGAACACTCAGCTTTCCGCCGTGCGCCTGCGCTTTGCGTGGCCTGCACTCCAGCAACAGGACGATAACGGCAACGTCGGCGGCTATCGCATTGAATACGCGATCGATATCGCGACTGACGGCGGCGCCTATCAGCAGGTGCTAGATGAGGCCGTCGATGGCAAGACCACGACTCGCTATGAGCGGTCCCGCCGTGTTGACCTGCCGCCTGCAACATCTGGCTGGCAGATCCGCGTTCGCCGCATCACGCCAAACCAAAACACCAACAAGATTGCCGACACCATGTTGGTCGCCGGTTACACCGAGGTGATCGACGCGAAGCTGCGGTACCCAAACACCGCGCTGCTCTACATCGAATTCGATGCCGAGCAGTTCACCAACATCCCGGCCGTGACAGTGGATTGCAACGGTCGCAAATGGCAGGTGCCGAGCAACTACGACCCGGTCACCCGCAGCTACACCGGTGTCTGGGACGGGACGTTCAAATCGGCGTGGACCAACAACCCCGCATGGGTCACTTACGGCATCTGTACCGCTGACCGTTTTGGGCTCGGAAAGCGCATCAAGCCCTTCATGGTCGACAAGTGGGAGCTGTACCGGATTGCCCAGTACTGCGACCAGTTGGTGCCGAACGGTGTCGGGGGGCAGGAGCCACGCTTTCTCTGCGACATGAACCTGCAAGGCAAGGCCGAGGCCTGGACTCTGCTGCGCGATATCTCGGCAATCTACCGGGGAATGACCTACTGGGCTCAGGGCCAACTCGTCGCCCAGGCTGATATGCCGCGCCCGCAAGACTTTGACTATGTCTTCACCCGGGCGAACGTCATCGACGGCAAGTTCTCGTACGGCAGCGCGTCGACCAAGACCCGATACACCCGTGCGATTGTCAGCTACGACAACCCGGCGAACAACTACGACACTGACGTCACTGCGTTTGCGGATCCGGACTTGCAGCGTCGTTTCGGTGACAAGCCAGTCGAAATCAGCGCCATCGGTTGCACCCGCGCGTCTGAGGCTCAGCGCCGAGGCAAATGGGTGGTGATGAGCAACAACCAAGATCGCACTGTCACGTTCAAGACCGGCATGGAGGGGGCGATTCCGTTGCCCGGCTATATCATTCCGGTGGCTGACTCGCTGCTGGCTGGGCGCGAGGTAGGCGGGCGTATTTCTGTCGCAGCTGGACGAGTCGTGACGCTGGACCGTGACACTCTGGCGAAGACTGGCGACCGGTTGATCATAAACCTGCCGAGCGGAAAGGCCGAGGGCCGTACGGTGCAGTCGGTGGCCGGGCGCGCGATCACGGTGACCACGGCCTATAGCGAAACCCCAACACCGCAGCTCCAGTGGGCGCTCGACGCTGACGATCTGGCGATTCCCCTGTACCGCGTGCTCAGCACCAAGCGGACGACGGAAGGGGATTACGAGATCGCAGCGCTTCAGTTCGAGCCGAGCAAGTTCGCTTACATCGACACTGGGGCAAAGCTGGAAGAGCGGCCGATCAGCGTCATTCCGATTACCGTCGTTCCGGCGCCGGCGAGCGTAACGCTGACTTCTACGACGGCCATTGCCCAAGGCTTGGCCGTTACCACCATGACGATCACCTGGCCCGCCGTGAACGGCGCTGTCGGGTACGACGTCGAGTGGCGCAAAGACAACGGCAACTGGATCAAGGTGCAACGCACCGGTTCGACGAGCGTGGACATTACCGGCATCTATTCCGGCGGCTATCTGGCCCGGGTGCGTGCTGTGAGTGCCTACGATATCTCGTCGATCTGGCGTTCCTCGATCCTGACTCAGCTCAACGGCAAGGAAGGTTTACCGCCGGCGGTGACATCTCTGACGGCTATTGGACTGCTCTTCGGCATCAAGCTGAAATGGACTTTTCCGCCAGGTGCAGAAGACACTCAACGAACGGAGATTTGGTACAGCCCTGCGACAGACCTTGCGGCCGCGACAAAGCTCAGCGATCTGGCGTATCCGCAATCCGAATACACCCTGCAGGGGTTGCGTGCAGGCGTGCGTTTCTACTTCTGGGCACGTCTGGTAGACCGCACAGGCAACATCGGCCCATGGTATCCATCCAACGGAACTGTGGTCTCGGCTATTTCCAGCGCTGACGCTGAGCCGATACTCGATCTGCTCATCGACGAATTGACCAAGGACCAATTCGGGCAGGATCTGAAATCGGAGATTGATGGCAAGGCCACGCAGGTGTACGTCGATCAGCAAATATCTGATCTGGAGGGCCAGATCGATGACATCGTCAGTGGGGGAGTTTACGACCCCAACGCGGCATACGCTCGATACAACACCGTGCGGGTAGGGGATAACCTGTGGTCAGCGATTCAAGCAGTTCCGGCCAAGGCGGACGGCACGAACGGACCACCTAATGCCACGTACTGGAAAAACGTTGGTACTGTCACGAATGACTTCGGCGCCGTAGCCGCGCAGGTTCAGCAGAGCAAAACGGACATCACCAACATCAACGGGACGTTGTCTTCGCAGGCGAGCGCCTTGCAAGGCCTCCGTACTGACGTTGATGGTAAAGCCAGTTCGACCACAGTTCAGCAAATGGGGTCGACCGTTACTCAACAAGGACAGATCCTCACTGCCCAAGGGCAAGCCATAACGTCGATCAGCAACAAGATCAACGACCCGGCCACGGGGCTGGATGCTCAGGCGGGCGCGATCAACAGCCTGAGCGGCACGGTAAACAATCAGGGAAGCCAGATCAACGCCAATGCCCAGGCGATCAATGGGGTCTATGCGCAGGTCAACCCGACGATGGCGGGCGAGACAACATCGTATGCGGGTTCTGAGCAGACGTATGTTGGCGTGTATTCAATCCAGTCGGCAATTATCGAAGGGGACTATGCGCAGGGGTTAAGGACCGACACAATCACCGTGCAACTGGGCCAGCAAAGTGCGGCTATTCAGGTTAATCAGTCGGCGACCATTACCGCGCAGAATGCCGCCAACTCGGCTAATAGCGCAGCGAACGCTGCAAGCAGTAATGCTGCCGCTCTGAAAGCCCAGGTTGACATTTCCTACCAGGTTAAGCTGCAAGCAAACGCAAACGGTACTTATGCTTGGACTGGTTATGGTTTGGGGCTTTCAAACTCCAGCGGGGTGTTCCAGTCAACGTTCCTCATCGCTGCTGATCGATTCATCCTCGCGACAACAGACGGCGCTCAATACGCGAGTTCCCCTTTTGCTGTGATCGGCAATCAGGTGTTCATCCGTGAAGCCTTTATCCAGAAATCGACGATTCAAAACTTAGTTGTGGGTACAGTTTTGCAATCAGAAGCGGTAAATGCTCAGGGACTTCCATTGATAGATGTCAATCTTCAATCCGGGGCGATTAATAACCGTCATCCAAGTCAGGCGAATACGTATAAGGTTTCCGACTCGTTGTCTGATCGGTGGGTAATTAACGGCGTATTACGAGTTAGGATCGGGAGTTGGTGATATGCCCCAAGGTATGCAGGTGTGGGACGCCAATGGCGTCTTGATTATGGATATAACCGATAATCTTCCACGTTTTATCGGTTCGGTGAACACGGGAGTAATCGCGGGATCTGTTGCTATTCCTGATTTTGCTGGGGGCAGGGGATTTGCGTACAGCACCGACGTGACTGGTACCTACCCTGGTGATGCAGTTAATCGTCCAATATTCCAAGTATCAACGTCTGGAATATCTTGGGACTGGGGAAGCGGCCCACCAACCAGAAGATCTACTACGATTTTATACGGGGTGTTCTGATGGCGGCCGGTTTTCAGGTTTTCAACTCCAGCGGCTTTCTTCAAATCGACGGTAACTATTCAAACTATTGCATGACCGCGAAGGGGTCAGCTGTCAGCGCTCAGCTAACGCCGGACGTTGGATATGGTGCTGATATTGCCAGCGGCAAGAAAAACAGCATCATAGCCATTAGATCATCGACATTTGCAGTTGTGTTCAATCGGCTTGATGCAAGCGGAAACGTAGTCCATCGGGTTCTTACCGAAACTAACGGAGCCACGTTTGAATACTGGGTATTCGCGGCCGACCCCCCGGGCCCTTCGACTTTCGGATTCGAGGTTTATAACGAGGCTGGGGTGAGGGTGTTCTCAGCTGCCGAAAAGTATCTGAAGCTTTTGGGTTTTTACAACGTACCAGTGAATGCCGGTACGAACGGAAGTGTATCCACGCCAGGTAAAAACCCCGCATGGGTCTCAGCTTCCTATTGCGCGCTATGGGAGGGTGCCACAGTCCCGAATCCGGGAGGACAGCCAATCTCGCAAGGGATACTTAGAACGTTGATGGGTAGATCTGTGGCAGGGGGTGCTCAATACCAATCAAAGACAATTTATACCTTCAACTCTAACCGTGGAACCTCCGACAACGCATACGGCGCTTTTCTTTTAATCGATGTGGATAACCTCTAGGTAGAACCATGGCAAAGCAAACGATTCAGTTGGGCGCTGCCCCAACGGGTGTGGGCGGTGATACCCCCAGAAGCGCCAATGTGAAGATAAACGCCAACTTCGACGAGCTGTATAACGCCCCGGCCATCAATAGTTTGCGGGTCTTGGCCGGCGCAACCTATGGAAGCGGGCAGGGTGGCTATACCGGGTGGAACGATGCCGGGGACGGGAGTGGTTTCTCGGGTCACATGGCCTTTACCTGCAACCGAGGCGGCGGGAGCGGTGGGTTTAGCTGGCGTTCTGTTCTGAGCGACAACAGCGCGGGCGGTCCACCAATGACCTACAGCTATGGCGGCGTCTTAAACGTCCCGGTCGGGATCCAGCTGGCGGGGCGTAACATCGTTGAGAGTGGTTCCAACGTGAACGGCAGCTATGTGCGATTCGCGGATGGCACGCAAGAGTGCTGGCTGCGCAACCTTGGCTTCGGTCCGGCGGGTGCAGGGGCAACTGCCTCTGCCTTCTGGACGCCACCCATCGCTTTCCTGGGCAATACCGCCACGGTCATGGCGACCCTGCAGTTTGCAGAGACGACTGATGCGTTCACTTGTTCTCGACTGAGCGCAAACCTCGGCGCTAACGGCGCCGTGACCGTAACGGCAAACTTCAGCGTGAACCAGGTATATCGAATCGGCTTGCATGCCGTAGGCAGGTGGTACTGATGATCATCAATCTTTCTCCGTTTCGCTCCGATGAGACGCTCACCGTCATCAAGTCGGGCGACGTCCTCACCGTGAATGGTGAAGCCTTCGACTTTTCACGCATGGCCGACGGCGACACGCTGCCGCTGGGCGCAGTAGATTCCCAGTGGTTTGGCGGGCCGGTCGACCGCGTCGGTGCAGATCTGCTGCTGACGCTGCGGCTTCCACTGCCCATCAACTACAGCCAGGAGCAGGCCTACCCGGTGCCACTGACCAACGTCCCGGATGGCGAAGTGAGCTTGCCGCAACCACTGCTGCTGCCCGTAGTTGAACAATACCCAATCATCGAGGCTGAGCAATGAACATCGATTGGAGCCAACTGATCACCAAGGCCATGAAAGACGCTGCGGCCGCTGCGCTAGCCCTGGACACCGCCAAGGCTGAGCTTTCATCCCGCAACGCATCCGCTGCCGCCCAGATCGCACGCATTCAGGATCGAGTGGACACGCTCGGTTACGGCGTGGACAGCGGCGAGGCCACCGAAGAGGACGAGGCCGAACTGGCCGCGCTGACCGTCAGTCTGAAAGCCTGGAAGGCCTACAAGTTTCAGCTGGGCAAGGTCGCGACTCAGGCTACATGGCCAGCGGCACCTATCTGGCCGATCGCGCCTGCCATCCCTGACATCGCCGCAGATCCCGCGGCGCTGGCGCCCGACACTATCTGATCGCAGCACGCGACCGGACCCGCCATTGAGCGGGTATTTTTTTGCCTGGAGAAAACTGAATGCGCACATCGCAGAAAGGCATCGACCTGATCAAATCATCTGAAGGGCTCCGTCTCGTTGCCTATCCCGATCCGGCGACAGGTGCAGAACCATGGACGATCGGCTATGGCTCGACCCGTGGCGTCGTAAAGGGGATGAAAATTACAGAGGAGCAGGCCGAGCGGATGCTCATGAACGACCTTGCCCGCTTCGAGCCGGAGCTTGATCGACTGGTGAAGGTTTCGTTGAACCAGAACCAGTGGGACGCCCTGATGAGCTTCGTCTACAACCTCGGCACGCCCAATCTGGCGTCATCGACCCTGCTCAAGCTGTTGAATGCTGGCGACTATGCCCGCGCCGCCGATCAGTTCCCGCGCTGGAACAAGGCGGCAGGCAAGGAATTGCCCGGGCTTACCAAGCGCCGCGCCGCAGAACAAGCATTGTTCCTGAGCAAAGCATGATCGCCGCCCTGAAGCTGGTACCGGCGTGGGTGTGGGGAGTGATAGGGCTGATCGTGATACTGGCGTCAATCGCGGGATACCAGACGCTGCAGCTCTCAGAACTGCGAACTGAGTTTGCCGATTACAAGAACGGCATCGCTACCGCAACGGCAAAAGCCAGCGAGGAAGCCCGCGAAACCGAACAGCAACGCCAACGAGACATTGACCAGGTACGCAACGATGCAGCCGATCAGAAACAGAAAGATGATGCTCTTGCTGCTCAGCAGCGCGTTGATACTGACAGGCTGCGCGAACAAACCGCCAAGCTGCTCGCCGATCGCGCCACCCTCAACGCCCGTCTTGCCCAGCGAGGCAAGACAATCAACGACCTTGTCGATCTGCTCGCCGACCTGCGATCAGAAGCTGATGGATATGCGGGCGAACTGGCGGCAGCGCTTACAGCAAGTCGTCGGGCCGGATTCGCCTGTGAGCGGTCCTACGACTCACTGACCAAGCAGTGAGGTCATCTGTCGGCGGTCATCCCATACAGTATTGACCCATCCCCGCGCTTCTCGTTAACTGTACGCATGTACAGTATTCGAGCAGCAACCATGCATTTCCTTGTTACCCCTCGCCGCCGCCTTGGCGTGGCACTGACTGCGAAAGAGGTCAGAGATGCCACGCCTATAAAGGGTGACGTGCAGATGAATGAATCAGCCAACAGCACCTTGGGTCGTGTGACGGTCGAGGCGTTCATCATGAAAACTGGTGATAGGCCCGACATTCTCCCGCGACTGCTGGACGCCAAGGTAACCGGTCTAGGGACGACGGGCTTGAACATCACCGGTGTCGAGGAAGTCGACGGAGCTTTCTATTTCCAGTCGTGGTGGTGTCGCTTTGGTTGAGAACCCTCTGGCCGATTGGCGCGACGCGATCAAGGCTCGCGATGATCTGGTGACTGATCCGGAGGCTCATCGGCGCAAGCTGGTCGAACTGGCGATGCTTGCCCGCCGGCGGAAACAGGTCAGCGCCGAGGAGTTGAGCGAGATGCTCGAGGTTTCCGACGCGGCCAGGCTCTGGGGATTGCTCGAATGGGAGGAGGCCGAACTCATCGGCATTTTCGACGGCGGCAGGTTCCCGGAGGATGGCGTTCAGATAATAAGAGGGAGGGGGTGAACGTCGGCAGGACGCCGGGGGAGGGGCTGACGATTGCCAGCCCTGATGCATCTATGTCTTTTTCTTCGGCTCGATCTTCGGGCCATTAATCACTTCTTGCAGCAAGGGCCACTCGTTATAGGGGTCGCCGTTTCCTCTCAGGTGCGTATAGCGCCTCATCGAGTTCCAATCCCGGTGTCCGGACACAGAGGCCACCTTCGGGATATCCCATCCCATTTCGAAAAGTCTGCTTACACCATCATGGCGTAAGTCATGAAAGTGCAGATTGTCCATCTCAAGGAAGTTGCACGCCCGTGTAAAGGCCGCTGAAATAGAGCGGTGGTTGTACGGGAAAGGCCTCTCTGAACCTTTTGGCATGGATTGCATGATCTGCCAGGCCTCGTCAGGCAAGTGACACCAAACGTCATTGCCGTACTTCTGGCCTGGGTTTTTCATGTCGGTGATCAGGACGCTCTGGCGTGCCTCATCAATGGAATCCCAGCGAATGCGCGTTATCTCTTCCAGCCTACGAGTCGAGAACAGCGCGAACAGCGTCACGCGCACCATGTCGATCTCTTGCTGGCGGCGATCCCGCATCTCCTGAAAGTACGCAATTATGGTTTGGAGCTCTTTCTTCGATGGCCTGCGGTCGCGCTCCTTGCTA